GGCTGCTGCGCAATGGATGCCGTTGCCGGAACCACCGAAAGTCGGCGATGGCAGGACGGCGACCAAGACGGCCAACGCTAGCTTGAGCGGCCTGCCGCTCGGAAAGGATTGATGTGACCACAAGCGCTGATTCGGCAGGTCAGCTCGAAGCGTCAGTTGGGCAGACCGCCGACGAACCGACGAACACCGAAGGCCCGCGAGGCACCTATGGCTGCGCTTGCCTCGACCGTGATGCTTTGCAGTGCGCCGCGATCCGCTACGGCATGGACCACTACGGCGAGCCATGCGAGTGCCTGTGTCACCAATGGGACGACGACGATGAATAAACAGAAGGAATTGACTTTCGCGCTGCTTATCCTGGCCGCGCCACACCTGGCACAGACGCTTTCTATCTGGATCGGCGGCGGGATCGTGGTTGCAGCGGTGATCTTGAGCGACACCGTTTGCAATGCTGCGCGGCGCATGTGGTGGCATCTGACGCGGCAATGATGATGCCCAACTACAAGTAGACCTCCTAAAAAACGGAATGTTTTCCGTCATTTCGGCTCCCCATATCGGGCAACCTGAATTAGATCAACGTCATCGCCCCGAATAGTGGGGCCTGGAGGAAAGATGAACACCATAGAAGTAATGAAGCAGGCGCAGCAAGCCCCGGCGATCCCCGCTGGCTGGAAGTTGGTTCCTATGCAGTTGGATATATCAATGAAGCATTCCGCAGACTCAGTTGATCTTGGCGACGGCGAAGTGGGCAGGATCATCCTTTCGTGGGAAGAGTACGAAAGGCTGTACGCCGCCATGCTCGCCGCAGCCCCGCAACCTCCTGTTGCGATGACGGGCTGGCAGCCAATCGAGACTGCGCCGAAGGACAGCAAAGCGCGGCTTGTGTACTGCCAGGAAAACAAGTGCATATTTTGTGTGAGCTATGACGCTAGGGATGGGTCATGGATCTATTTTGGTGGCGGCGGAACTATGTTCCATGAGCCATCCCACTGGATGCCCCTACCGCAACCTCCGAAGGAGGCGACATGAAAGACCTGATCAACCGGCTGCGAGAAATTAAGAACCGCTGGGCGGATGAGGGCAATGTTGCATCTGAAGCCGCCGACGCCCTGGAGGCGCAGCAGGCAGAGATCGAGGCGCTGAAGGCCGCGAAGGCTGAAGCCGACGACTTCACCAAGGCCATCGCACACGCCTGCCAGGAAGCTGAGAAGCAGGTTCTCGCGCTGATGGAAGACAAAGACCGGCTGGATTGGTTGGAGTCGAACCCGCGCCACGCCCAGATCATGGTTGATGGTGTCGCTACCGACTGCGTGTTCTACGGGATCAGTTGCGCCCAGTTGATGAAGCTGCGCGAGGCTATCGACGCGGCAAGGAGGAAGTGATGAGCCTACGTTGCAGTTGTTGCTTACTCAGTCCCTGCTCATGCGGGGAGAAACGGTACATGGAGATACCCACGATGGGCGAACAGATCGCCAGCCTGGAGCAGCAAATCCAGGCCCTCCGCAACGGCAACACCATACTCATCTCCGCACTAATGGGCATGGTCGGTCAATTCTTCTACGGCGAGGACATGGAAGGTCCGCTGACGCATGCATTTATGTCTGCCGAAGAGCAGGCAATCGAAGTGCTTATGCAGGCAGGCTTCGCCACCGAGAAGGAAGGCGCGTACTACCTCGATTGGGACAAGCTGAACAAACGGATGGAGGAGATGAAGTGATGACCAGATCGCAAGCAACACCAGCATCCAGCCAGATCATCGCGCTGGAAGGCATGGTGCAGCGTTTGGAGCAACAGGTAGCAGCGCAGCAGGCCCGCATTGCGGAACTGCGGGAGGCGCTCGAAGACAAAGCCGACGCGGCGAGTAAGGCGCTGCGCCGTGCATGGCAACTCGGGCAAACGTACTGGCAGCAGGCCGACAGCGAATACACCAGCCAGCACAGGAAGGCCGACGAGACGCAGGCGAAGTTTCAGGCGCTGGTGGATGAGACACGGGCCGCGATCCTTGCCGACGAGACGGCTAACGGCGAGGTGAGTGGCGCGAGCCGGCCTGCCGGCGAAGCGTCCAGCCGCGAAGCGGCGACCTCGACCGTGGTGTTAGAGGGCGACAACGGAGGAACGAAATGAATGCAACTGAGCAGCATGTGGCGATGGCCGCAAAGATGTACGAATGCCGCGCCACGGCACGGCGGCTATTGGGCGACAAGTTCCACCAGCGCATGGATGAGTACGCCAGCGTGGTGCGCTCCGTAGCGAAGCGCGACAACTGCAACGACATCGTTGCTGGGGCGACCGTGATTAAGGAAGCCAGGCTACAGGGCATGGATTCGCTGCTGCTGATGGCGGCTGTAGTCGAGATGACTGAGCCCTCTAACGCTCCGCATGAGGGGCCGAGCGGCGCTAGCCGCGAAGGTCCCCTCGATGCGGTTGTTGGGCCTCAAACGCACGGAGGAAACGATGGCAACCTGGGTTGATGAGTACTTGACGCTGGTAGAGGACTGCGAGAAGCGCGAAAGCAAGCTGACCGAATGGGAGGCGGGGTTCGTGGATTCGATCCGGCACCGGCTGGAGAAAGAACAGCCGTTGAGCGCCAAGCAAACCGAAACGCTCGACAAGATTTGGGAACGGGTAACTGCGAGGGGATGACATGGATGGAAGAATGTTCGACGGGGTGATCCCGTTTCTGATTGGCGTTGGCGTTGCGGTTGGGTTCGTGCTGTTCGTAGCGCTGCCGTGGCTCTGGCAATTCGTGAAGCCGTGGATTAACGCACTGACGGCATGATGAGGCCCAACGGCGAGGTGAGTGGCGCGAGCCGGCCTGCCGGCGAAGCGTCCACCTCGACCGTGGTGTTAGACCTGAACACGAAAGGACAGCAATGAAAGCGTACCGAGAAGATGGGAAACTGGTGATCGAGATTGACGAGGATGCGCTTTGCAATGGTGCGCAATTCATGCCAGGCATGGAAGCCACGGTGACGGACCGCGAGAAGTTCCTGAACTTCTGCGCCAAGCAGATTTGCAGCTTCGGTGACACCGGCGATTTCAATAGCGCGTCGCACCTGACGAGGCTGCTGGATGATCTTGCGACCGAAGCCATTGAGAGCGATGCAGGTGTTGAGGTCTAACGCCAAGGTAAGCGGCGGCGGTGCTTTCCCGCCGTCCGTTTGACCGCAGAGTTAGTGGGGAATTTTGGAGAAGACAATGGAATGGCAACCGATTGAGACAGCACCGAAGGATGGAATAAAGGTGCTGATTGTGAATGATGAAGGCGCGATGGCTGTCGCTCACTATATCGAGCAATGGGACAAGCGTTATGAGTTTGTGCGGAAGGCAAAGGACGGTGACGTCTACCGTACCGTGCGCGAGGAGTGCGGATATTGGGACACCGATACTGCCTACTGCCCGACACACTGGATGCCACTTCCTGATGCCCCTAACACACACTCATAGGCACCCAGTCACCCATCTACCTGATGCTCTGGTACCACTCCTGCCACCCAATCAAGCTGGCACGCCACTCTTTACATTGGCCGAAGTTTTCTGTTGCGACTGCGAGGACGGCACTATCGGAAGTGTCCGAAGTTCCCCCGGAGGTTGAAGGAGCTTCGCTGGCGGGCGGGGCAGTTCCTTCTGCGGCAGAGTTGAACAGCACCCCGAACTCAGGAGCAAGACGGCAATGGCCGATGTCAGGATTTTGGGCATACTTGACGACCTCCTTGGTGATGGTGCGAGTAACGACCTCTCTTTGGGCTTTAGCAGCCTCCAGTTGAGCAGATAGATCGTCTGTGGCACGTTGGGCTTGCTTCATCTGCTCGACGTGAGCCCGGGCCGTTTCTAGTGCTTCGGCGTCTGTTTTCCAGCCGTGCACTTTCCAGCCTGTAGCGAAACCGAGAACGACCGAAGCGATTAAGGCTACGATTTGCAGGTTAAGCGGGATCATTCTTGCGCTCCATTGCTTTCCCGCCGACATATTTACATGAGCGGGTTATGCTAAAATGCATAATCACATTTCATTAATAATTGAATATGCCGATTATTGTTAAATGTCCTGTATGCGGACGGAGCTTTAGTACATACAAATCAAAACTCATTCTTGGCCGTGGAAAGTATTGTTCTAGATCGTGCGGGAATACAGTAACAAGCTATAAACACGGTAATGGAGGGAATGATAAATTTACAAGATCATCAACATATCGAACATGGAACCACATGCTCCAACGGTGCGAAAATCCAAAATGCACCGCGTACAGTAATTACGGTGCGAAAGGGATAACCGTGTGCGAAAAATGGCACGACTTCAAACTATTCCTTGAAGATATGGGCGATAGACCGCAAGGAACATCGATTGATCGAATAGATGCAAAATTGGGGTATTTTAAGGAAAACTGCAGATGGGCAACACCAAAAGAACAATGTAGCCATCTCTCACATACTCGCAGGATCTTGTTTAAAGGAGAAATAATTAGTCTTGCAGAGTTATCAAGAGTAACCAAAATTCCTCAAAAGACACTTTCGTACCGGCTTGATAGAGGAATGAGTCCAGAAATGGCCGCTATTCGATAGTGCTATCTTTTGCTGCATTCCTTGCTTCTGCTAGTTTCCCACCTGTGTACCCAACTCCAGCCAGTGCACTGAGCGCAGTCCCAAACGCCACCAGAGGCCCGGAAACGTCATAACCTGCGAACACAGCACCGACTAGGGCGAGAGTCGAGATAGACATGCTCAAGCCTGCGGCCAGCATGACGATCCGCTTGGTAGAGGCTCGGCCTAGCTTGCTGTCTGAGATTGCTTCACGCAGCCACATGCTCTGCCCTCTTGTAATGGTTGCAGTGTTCCCCCTTCTCTATCGGCAGGAACCATCTAACGTGCATCGGGGTTCCTTCGCGCATCGAAAGGGCGCAGGTATTCCGGTAATCAGCCGGACAGCACCATCCTAGACAGACCTTCATAGGACGATCTGCCCATCAACGAATAGACGACGCTCTGACTCCCTACGCTTGACGAGTCCTGGCAATACTTGACCCCCACCCTTCCGCCACCACTGAAACTGCTGGGCAGCGGCTTTCATGTTTCCCTCGTTCAGTAGTCGGCAAATCTGAGATCCGCGAAAGGCATTACAGCCAATGTTGAAGACGAGAGAGATCAGCGCAGCGGTTTCGTAGTCGGTAAGGTCTTCGTCTACGTAATGCTCGATGCAGTCAAAAGCGTCGTGCATATCCTGATACAGCAGACGATCAGCATCTGATTCCGTTATTTCGTCGTTCTCTTTGATGCCTCCGGTGTGTCCGTAACCAATTGTCCAGACTCCAGCTGGACACCTGTAGGCTTTGAGTCGCAGACCTTCGTAGTGCTTGATGATGGCTGCGGCATACATCCGTGTTGTGTTGTCCATAGGTTCACGCAAGGGTCAAAAAGTCCACATCTGGACAGTCCGCAGTTTCGTAGGCAGCGCACATCTATTTCAAATGCCCAGCGCCATTCATCCAAGCAGCAACCGCAAGAGTCGCCGCGCCAATGAGCCATAGAACCTTGCTGACAACCGACTTCCCGATTGACGTATAGACTTTCTCAAGGGCCACCTCCGTTGCTCGTTCTGTAATGGCTTCGATTTGCTCGTCAGTAAGTTGCACGAATTCGCGCCGTTCATGGGGTGGAGTCATGGTTAGTGGGTTCCATAGTCGAAGCCCGTTGACTGCCCCAGGTTAGGACCCGTGACGCCCGCCGCAGAGGTTTTGTCGGACTGAATCCGCAGGGTGATGGCAAATCGACCGTTGCACTTCCAGCCAATACCGGATTGAAGTAGAGCCTTGGAGTCAGTAGAGGGCGACCACCGGAACGACCAGAAGAAGCCAGGCCAGAACCAATTAAACCGGCAGAAGAAAACAGCGTTGTAGAAGAGGGATGCGTTGCCAGTAAGCCTGGGAGTGAAGACCCATTTGCCATCTTCCTTGAATAACCACGCAATCCCAATAGTGTGGATGGAGTCCTCATCTACGGCAGACCAATTTCCAAACTTATATAGCCAGGTCGGTTCGCCTTCGTGCTGGGTCTCGATGATCTTCATGGCTACCTCTTGAGTAATTGGGCCATCTTGCGATTGCGGTAATTAGCCGCGTTGCTACCCCACAGGGAATTTGCAATATCGAAATTTGCCGACCGTCCCGTGGTGGCAGGAGGCGTCCATGGCGTCCAAGTGTTCGTTGTCGGTAGCCCCCCTGTAGTCGGATTGGTTCCGGTAGGCTGGCTGCTCAAAGGATTGGTGCCGCCGCTAAAAGGGATCTTTGGGCCACCTCCAAGATCAAGCGCAGCCTTATCGCTCTTGGTCGTCCCTGGATTGGTGATCGTTCCATTCGTCGTGCCAGCACCAAACGGCCCGGTGCCATTGGGGAACGCGCCTTGCTGTAGCGTGGCCCCGTATTGCGCTTGGGTCATCGTCGGGGCAGCTTGGCCGATGATCTTGGAAGCCACAGGCGCAGCGCCTTGGCCGTTGTAGCTGTAGAGCGCACCCGCTAGCCCCGGAGATGTATTCCACCCTTGCGTGGCTTGTGCTTCCCGGATTTGCCCCAGGCCATTGACCTGCTGCCCATCTGCTCCATTCATCCACGTATTCGCACCATCCCCTCCGGAGTTGGTCAGGTGGAGAGCGTTGATCATCCCGGCAGTGTTGGCGGCTTGAGGTTGAGCATCCATAGCCGCCTGCAACTTCTGCACATAAGCCGTGTCGCCGTTGGCGAGGGCACGCCGATAGTCTGCCCCCCATATGGCATTGTTGGCGTAATCCATGGTTGATCTCCTAGAGGGTCGCAGAGAGGCTAAAGAGCGCGTCTAGCTCGTCACTTGTCTTCCCGATTGCAGCAGCAAGAGACAGGACAAGCGGATGGTCGCGCTCAAACTCTTTGGCGTATTGCCATGCGTCTTTAGTGTTCTGATCGGCAGAAGCAACCGCAGCCTCCACCGCAGCCCGAAGACCAAGAGCGTTAAGCCCTTTGCGAATTTGCCAAGCAGAGACAGTAGGGATAGGCGCAGGAGGCTTGGGAACATCCTCAAACGCGGAGCCGTTCCACTTCTTCCCGAGGATTGAGGTATCGTATGGAACAGAAAGCGCCCCGGGGATAGGCTTTGAAGAATCGACCACGGCATACACGATGCCATTCTCATCGTATTGAGCGTATGCCATGTTAGTAATACTCCACCACTTCAAACGCCACATAAACGGCCGAGGACGTATTTGTGTTAATGGAGGCTTTGGCGGTAACTGTCGTGGCATTTGTCAGCTCTACAAGAGAATCCACCACTTGCGAGTAACTGGATGCATAAGTCCCAGAAAATGCCTCCCCAACCTTTCTAATTACAGACTTGGTGGTATCGACAGAGGTAATTGTTGCGGTGGCTGATCCATATCCGCTGGAAGGAGTTACGGAGATTGTGCCCCTCTGAATAGACTTGATCCGCATAGGTTCTGCCTTTGAAATGAGTTGGAATTCGGTCCCGTCATAGACCACTTCAACCACAGCACCCGAAGGAATATCCCCCGCCACCAGCGCGGTAGTGCCGTCCTTGGTGATGGACTTGGCCCCAAGGCTTGATACGTTCAACGTAGCCGCCCCGGTGTTCGCCCCTGCAGAGATAAACTTGAACGTCTGCCCAGCAGCGTAAGCAGAGGGTGTAGGGGAAGCAGTCGCTGTAATGGTGTCTGTGCCAGAAGCAGTGCCCAGCCACTGAGGGGAACTGTTCTGCAACTGATCCATTCGGGCGTAGTCAGACAAAGCCACCCCAGCCCCGACCCCGGTATGGCGATAAGTGCCCATTGGGAGGTTTGCGCTAGGAGTCGTTTGGCCGTCTTTAGCCAGGCTCCCTGTTAGAGCCGTGGCGATGTCGTCCATTTCCGCATTGACTGCTACCTCGGAAATAGTCGTTCCGTTGACGTAAGGCGTGCCCGATACGCGGACATAACTGCCGCTGCCATTTCTAGCCATCTTGACTCCTAAATGAAAAAAGCCGCACAATGGCGGCTTATGGAATATGCATTGATCGGACTAATCTTCCGCCCGTTCGCGGCTTTGCTAATCTTTGGCGTGTTTGCCTTGGGTATTCGTTGGGCAATCAATAAATGGATGCCAGAGGGAAAGGTTAAGACCTTTATCCTCAAGCATCGAGGCGGGCCTAAAGACTCACTGTGCCGTTAGCATGGTCGGGGCAACTGCCTGCCCAGCACCCACAGAAAGCCGCTTCAAAGCCTCTGCAAGCTGTGACGGATTAGCCCCTGCCGAATTCATGGCAGCAGCAGCCTCTGTCGGGTTGCGCAACAGATCGGCAAGCATCAACCGCACTTGCTCGTCACTGTTCCCATACAGCACATCCCCTGCCCTCTTCATCCAACCACCAGGCACCCGAGCAATAGAAGCCATCCAGTTAGGAATGCCAGCCTCTGCGGCAAGATGTGACATAGCCATCTTCTGTACTGTGTCAGACCCAACCCCTCGGCCCTGCATCTCGGCATTCTTCATCATCTGAGTGTCTGCCAAGACCCCGTTGATTGCCTTCATTTGCTCCGGGGACATCGTGCCTTCAAGGGTGGCGCCTTTCATTCCAGAAACCGTCCTGGCGATATCATCCCCTTGGTCAGTCACTGCCTTGGCAAGAGCAGCAGAGTTCAACTGTGCGGGGCTAGGCATGTCCCGGTACAGAGCAGGAATGAACCGTTCTAGCAGGTTCTGTCCGATGTCCATTTGGTTAATTGGCTTGGACATGTCGGCAAAAACACTCCGAGCCTGACCGTAAGCAGGAGAAATCTTCGCCAGCTCGTCAGTCAGTTTGCTGCGCATATCCATCACTGCCGCAGACGCATTTCGGCCCAAAGCAGAAGCTGCCCCCGGGTTCATCATGTCATCCAAGGCTAGTTTGATGTAATGCAGACCTTGAAGAGATTGAAGCGGATCATCCAGGCGAACCCCTTTGTTTGCCGCAAGGGTCTTTGCCTCGTTGACTGCCGCCTGGAACATGGGCCGATTTGAAAGCTCACGAAGCCCAGGAGTCGCCAAATCCTGCGCCAAAGATTCAGCCGCTATTGGGGTTGCTTGGTGAATCCCTCCGGACGCCACTTGAGCGTTAGAAGCAAGTTGCTGCTGGGCTAAGTCTCTGCGCATGGCATCAGAGTTCATGGCCCTGCCATACAGTGAATTTGCAGCAGACTCCCGAGCATCAACCAGGGCTTGCCGCTTAATTGGATCACCGGCAATGGCCCGCAGTTGATCGGCCAGCGCAGCCCGTTGTGACTTGTCCAGGGCATCGAACGCTTGAGGGTTGATAGCCCGTACCGTCCGCTCAAGGGAAGCTAGTCCGGCATCATCCGCAGCCTGCCCAACACTTAGGGAAACTCCAGGCGTTTCGGCGGTCACACTAGGAAGCCGAGAGGCAACCGCAGCAGGGTCAGCCGCAGCCCGGTTCAAGACTCCGCCAGCAATACGCGTCCTACCTGCTTCGGTGAAGGGATCAACCAATGCGGCCTTGCCAATCTTCCCCAAACGAATTGCAGCAGGAACAGCAGCGCCACCAAGAGCGCCAATCCCGGTGTTCTGCAAACGGCTTTCGCCCTCCGTGGTCGGCTGAAGTAGTCCACTAACAGCCCCAATTGCAGAGCCACCAGCGATTGTATTTGCCCCGGGAATCATTGCTGTGGGAGCAAATAGCGCCAAATTTCCAGCAATGGCACCTAATGGGGCTTCCTCGGCCATAATGCGATTGGCTTGGATGCGCTGCTTATCGCCATGGTTTGCGATCTGCTTAACGCCTTCGATCAGGTTTGAAAGTGCAGTGCCAGCCCCGGCAATATTTCGCGTGCCCCAATTTGTGCCCTGAAGCACACTGCGGAGCGCGTCACCAAATCCTTCCTCGCCAATCTTGACGGGAGGCTTGGTAGAAGGTTGATCGCTGCCAGCACGTATCGACGCAATCCGGCTCCTGATCTGCGGAGAGTCTGCGGGGATCTCGTCAGGGATGTTCCGTAGGGTGATCCCATCCTTTGTTGTGATGTCGTAAGGCATGGCTAGAAGTCCACCACAACTTGACGGTTTTGCATCTCCTTGTTCATCCCAGGCAGCGTCATATAGGGAACCATCGACGCAGCGTTGGGATCTTGCTTCAGCCGTTCAAGCGTCTGATTATGCGAGTTGATCCGGTAATTCGCGGTCTTCTCCAATGCCCCCAGCAGCACCGCAAGATCGACCTTCGTCATGTTGGACAAGTCGCCAGATTCGGCCTTCTTCAGAATTGCCCGCTCGTTCTCGGTGATCTGACCTTGCCCCTTCATCTGGCCTGCCGCAGCAAGTTCCTGACGCGCCAATCCCTGGATCACGTTGCGAGTATTGGCAAGTTTCTCAGTTGTGTCTTTGCCATTCACGCCAAGGACTTCGCCGATTTGCGCAAGAGTCACCCGAGCATTCGCCCCAGGACCAGAGAATATCTTGTCGCCAGCAGACTTAATCTGAGCCACGTTTCGCAGGACATCCTGTGCCGCCTTAGCCTGATCAAATCCCGCTTGTACTGCCTCGCTAGCGGTCTTGCCAAGTCCCTGGAGGAAGGGCTGCTGCGCGGTATTGACCGACACATTGGGAGCTTTTGCCTTGGAGTTGGCAAGCTCGTATTGCTGGTAAGGTGCATTCGGAACAGGCGTACCACCAGGGCCAAGGCTGAAAGGCTTATTTGGGTCTTGGAACGTCGTCCCAGGTTGAACATCATACGGGTTATAGACCTCACCGCCTTTGGTTACTTCTTTCTTGTCCCGGGCCGCAACACCTTCCAAATACTTGACCTCACCAGTTTTACCAGTAAGGAATGCCTTCCCGTTCTGGTCGTAATGCACTTGTGAGCCGTATTCCTTGGGCATCAACTTCTTTTTGTACATCTCCATGCCCATCTGCTGGATAGCCGGGTCTTCAGAGGATAGAGCGATCTTGATCGCGGTATCCTCATCGACTCCACCCAACTGCCCGAGTGTGGATTGACGGGACTCTCGCTGACGTTGCACGGCATCCCGAGCCATCGTGTCGGCCTTGTCAGCAGCAGTGCCTGCAAAGTAGCCTTGGGCGAGCTTAGAAAGCCCTTGGGCCAGCCCGATAGGTACTGCCCTACCCGAGACCATTTGATTCGCCTGTAGAGGCTCTGAGGCTTGCTGTTGCAGCATTTGGGCTAGACGTTGTTGCCGCTGGATCGCCAGTTGATCATCAATCGGCGCACCTTGAAACGAAACGGGTTTGATGTAATCAGCCATTAGTAGCTCCGCAGTGCTTGCGCAAGGCTGGAGTTGTCCAGCGGGTTGATAGACTTGTACTGAACTCCAAGGGGGGAGTCCCACTTGGTAAATTGAGGATTAGCCAACTGCTGCGGGGTGATCGTGGAGCCGGAAGAAGTACCCGAGGCACCCGAACCACCACCGGAACCGGAACCACCCATACCACCAGGCAGGCTCATTCCCCCTGCCCCCCCACCTTGAGTGGGCGTTGTGGCAAATGACAGCAGGGCTTTACCCAACGTGGAAGCAGCCCCCGGGTTATTTGCAACCCCGTTGAATAACTTTTCGTACCATGGAGTTGATGTGCTTCCGGTGGAGCCGACTTCTCCATACGGCATCTCTGTTTCTGTAACAGGATTCCAATACGAGTTAGGAGAAAGCGTACCGGGCAATCCACCTTCACCAAGGGTATTGCCAGCATTGAATGCGCTAGCCCCATCAGTCGCCGGACCAACCCCAGGCTCATAGACGGTCGCGCCAGGGCCATATCCACTTCCTGCGGTAATGTCTGCTGTGGTATCGCCAAGACCACTAAACAAGTCAGCACCACCGGCTGCGCCTCCCACAGAGTCACCAGCAACAATATCGGCCGTCGTGTCACCTAGACCACTAAAAAGATCAGCCCCACTACTTGCCCCTGCGCCTGTCCCGCCAATAGCCATAGCCCCGCCAGCTAACAGTAGTGGCAGATAAGGGGCAATCCGGTCCATAAAATCTTGATGGGAAGCCATCTGACCTTGCGCAGTGTTCCATCCATCTGCGCCTTTGGCGTATGTTAGTTGGTAACGCAAAGGCCCATCTACAGATCCAGTGCCGGACGACCCACCATCACCAAGACCCACAATACCGCCACCACCTACAGGAGTCAGGCTAAACCCCTGACCACCAGAGAGCTTAAATAGCTGCCCATTTTGCCCAAGCAAACTATCCGCATATTGCGGATTCCCACTATCCCAAGACCACCCATCACCGCCATATCCAACACTAGTAGTTCCTACCCGAGCACCATTAGACCGCCCGTAGTTAAACAATGCTTGGGCCTGATCTGGAGTGATGTAGGTTTCATAAGCACCATTCCATCCGCTTCCATCCACAGTAGGAAGGGAATCCCAGCCGAAATATTGCTGGATTAGTTGTTCAGCAGTAGCCATGGCTTACTTCCAGAAACCAGACTGCAGCGCAGCCGATCCCAACCCAAACAGGCCAGAAAGCGTGTTGTTGTTCCCGGCCACTCCGGCGTTGTAATTGCCGAGGTTCGCGTTGTAAGTGTTCTGCGCCGCCCCGGTGTAATCAGGCCCAGCAATCGAGCCTTGGCCCGCAAAAGTCGGCATGGAAACCTGACCACCAGACCGGAGCGCGTTAAGGGCATTGATGGGTTGATTCTGCTGCCAAGCCTGTTCTTGCATGGCTTGATTCCGGGCGTTATAGCCTGTATTGATTCCCTGTAGGCCGGCCTGGATCAATGCATCGTTTTTGTTCCGGCCGAGTTGGTCTTGGGCGTTGTTCCACGCTTCCGTACCGATCCCGATCCCCTGATTCGCTAATTGCGTATTCAGAGAGTTTTGATCGCGGTCAAACTGAGGATTGAGCCGGGACATGATGGCGTCTTGCGCGGTCTGCCCTGCGTTGATCGGCGCAGCAGGAAGGGCGTTCATGTTTATGCCCTGGCCCAAACTATTCCCGATGGTGCCCAACTGATTGAGGGCGATATCGTTCATGTTTGTGCCGATGTCCTGCTGTTGAGACAACAGGGTTTGCTGTTCCGGCGAGAGTTGGCTAATGCTCGTCCAGTTCCCGTTGCCGTCCTGCTGCCAAGATTGGGCACCGAGCGGATTAACCTGGTCGTAACGGTTCAGTTGCAGATTCTGCTTGAACTGTTGATCGGCTAGTTTCTGATAGTCGGGAATAGAGGGCGCGGAGCCGCTGTCTTTGCTCATAGTGTCACCTGATCCATTTGCATTCGTCTTTGAGCATCCCGTAAGAGATTGAATGCTCTTCGGGGAACCCGTATCGATGCAAGCCCTCAACTGTAAAGCCGAGCCGTTCCAGCATCGTCTGTGCCTTGACGTTTGATTGACCCGTCAAAGCCCCCATCCGCTTGCATCCCAACTGGATGAACGGATAGGCAAACAAGATTCGTAGATTGTGCTTCGTGGCCCACTTGGGCGATTCGGTAGCGATAGACGCGGAGATACAGTGCCCGTGGTAGTCGTGATAGACCACGCCACCGATCAATTTCTGCCCATCACTTATACCGATACTTGTATATTTATCCCACCCCTTGGATGCATGAGGGGCGCGACTTCTGACCCACTCCATTACAAACGCATCCATGCCAACAATGATCAAAGGATCTGCCCCTTCTGCATCACGATATCGGTAGATACCCAACGGACATCCAGACCAAAGGCAGCGGCCTGCACTTGGGGCGCACCGTAGTAGCCGTACCCGTCTGCGTTCTGCCAGTCCTGATAGATAGAGACTGAGCCACCCCACACCGCACCACCCCAGGTACTAGACCCCCAAGTACCAAAAGAAGACCCGGTGAAGGAAAGCGGAGCCGTGTTGTTGCGAGTGTCAAAGTCGACATTGATCGCGGCAGAGACAGGAGGCGAACCAGACGCACGGAATACTGGACGGGTCATCGTAAATAGCTTGATTTGTCCCGGAGCGCCGAAGGTGTTGAACGCTTGAAGGCCAATCGCGGTAATAGCTGAGCCGTTGTCCTTGTGCGTGTCCCACGCCTTGCAGACCACCGTATTCCCGCCGAAGTAAGGTTCATCGCCAAACAGTTCCCAGCAGTTCGCGTTCCAGCCGGTGTAGTTACACCACGACTTAGAAATCGTATTCATGGCGTACTGTTGCGATTGGGTCGCCGGCACGTTCAGCCACAGTTGATTCGCCTTGGCGTAATAGACCAACTGCCAGCCGAAGTTATCTCCGTAATCCGTAACTGCCTGGGAAACCGCCGCTTGAATCTTGTCTGTAAGGGCGACCTTGGGATTGACCCGGGAAGATTGCAGCGCAGAGGAAAGCGGAAGAATCCCATCCTGGGAGATCAACAGAAGATCGCCCGCGAACTTGAAGAAGCAGCGTTTGCCCACAGGAGAACCGACGCGCCACACACCCTTGAGCGCCCAGGTAGAAGCGCTAGACGGGTCTGTTCCCTGATAGACGATCACCTCACCGTTAGAGGTGACAGCCACGAAAAGGTCATCAACCCCAGTGCCGGCATCAATCGTCCAGGTGGCCGCAGAGACGATATAACCGCCCAATTGGGCAACGGCAGACATATTGATGGCCTGAGCTGCACCGGCAATGGATTCAGTGGGCAGATACCAGACCTTCAATGTTCCGTCTTCAACAAGCCAAATCTTCGACTTATGCACCATGATGCCGGAGCATTTCGAGGTATCGACTCCAGTAACAGTGTAAGTCCCACCACCGTCGTAAGTCCAGGCCGATCCGGTGTAGTAGCGCATCTTGTCGCTACCATTCACGGCTAGAAGGAAGTTGCCCCCGGCAGTGGCAAAGTTGACGTATTGGAACCGAGAATTCCCAAGGCCAGAAACAGCCGCAGCCCCCACCGCACCGGCAGAGGTTACGTCGTAAATGGCTTTATTCGAGACAGCGAATAACTTGGAAGTGGTCGCCCCTGAATACGCCATCAGGGTTTCCACGTCATCAGGCAATCCCGTAGCGTGGTTGCTGTACCCGCTTCTAACGACGCATTCAGTAGTAGCTGGATACCAGTTTTGCAGGATCACCGCATCGGTAGCGGCCATCTGTCCGAGACTGTCCCGAGCGTTCCAGCCCCCCACCGGAGCAGGAAGGGAGACAGGCCGAGCCTTCAAGCCTCGATTAACCTGCCGCTGCGCTTGCCTCATAGCGACCACGACCCAGCAGGCACCACAACACCGGGGAATATGTCATATTTGGTATTGGACAGGTTCAGCCAGTCCTTACCCGCATCCCGTGTCATCAGATCCTGAATCCGACGTTCAGCCTTGGCGAAGTCCTCGGCATACTCCAGACCTTTAGCAGCCTTCCAGCGCCAGATTGTGTCCAGGGTCAGAGTCTGTTCATCAATCAAGGAAGTGTCTGCGTCGTTCGTCCAAGAATCCGACCCACCGCCCACACTGCGAGAAACCCAATTCTTCGTCAGGTACTCGAATACGCAGGTTTCCCCGGCAGGCGGCACCGGGCACATATGAAGGTCATCACCGACGATACGGAAGGACGACCAAGGCCCGTTGATGGCAAATGCCTTTTGCTGTTGCCAGGTCTGCGGCACCTTGGGACCGAACACAGGACGACGCAGAGAGCGATTCCAGATCGTGTCGTTGATGATGTAATCGAACCCTGGAGCCAGCGTAGTTATTGCCCCCTGGATCTCGGTCGCCAGCGTGGTATAGGTCGCCTCGGTGATAAGGGCTTGCCACGGATAACGACGGGAGATTTCCTGTCCTGCTTCGTTCGCAAGCTCCACGACTTGCTGGATCTTGGAGTCCGAGCTGCTGTAAGCAGCCGTAATAGTCCCAAGTCCAACCCGCTTGCAAACACTCTGAACGATAGAAAGACAGGTCATCGGTAGTCCTTATTCAGTCTTTGGCGGCCGACCACGGCGCGGCTTCTCTTCTTCCAGCGCAGCCAACCGGGCAGTCAATGCCGCGATCTGCGCTTTCAGCTCTTCGTTTTCCTGGCTCACCGTGTTAGCCAACTCACGCTTGGCCAGCCATTCCCGGGCCTTCTCCCGCAGTTCCCTAGACCCCATGCCGTATCGGTTCATGGCGTCTTCAGTCATCGCGGCTACGTCTTCAACGGTGATGATCCGAAGGGCCACAAGGTTTTGAACCTGGGCAGGAGACAGCACAGGCCACTCCTTGACATGAGTCCCATTAACCGGGGCCTCCATGCCGTCTTTCCACATCTGATACTTCTGATTGAACTGCTGCACCCACTCCAAGGGGTAGGCATCATGGGAACCGTCAATCTGCTTTTGGCGGATCTGAGCCAGCCAATCGGTCGCGTTAATCTCCAGTACATCCCGAGATCCCGGCTGCATGATGAAGGCCCTATCTACGTCCTTCGTCACCCGATAACCCAATTCGTCGGAACGCTTCTTGTCGAACACCGGAACCTGCTTGAATTCGACAAACGGGGGCCGAGCCTGTGCTACCTGGATCATTTGCTATCTCCTGTTGAGGATGGTCATGGTTGAAGGCCATCTGTAAATGACCCTCAAACATGACCCCCGAAGGGGCCACACGGCGTTAAGCTGCCGTTGCGTCATCCATCCAAGGACGGTTAATCTCGAACTCAGCCAAGCCGGTCGAAGGCGTATCGACAGCGGAAGCGCCGATAGCGTTTTTCACGCGATCACCAGGGACCACCGCATCATCGATAGAACCAGCCGTCGCGGTCGCATAGACCAGCGCGTTATCGACGTAGCCGGTCAGGGCCTTGCCGATTGCCTTGCCGTTGATCTGATACCAACCGTATTGGCTGGCGACGTTCGCAGACATGGCAACACCCACCGGACCAATCGCATTCGCGGCCAAGAGGGTAGTGGACCAATCGTCGTTGTTGTACGTCACCCACGAACCGATTGCGGTCGTTGCCAGACCCTTGAGGTAGATGAACTCCCCCCCCCCATAGGTCGGATCGGCCGCTGTAACGATGGTGCCCAGCGGATGCCGAGCCACCGTGTCGGTAACGTCAATCGGCTGCATGCCGATACGCGGATCAAGAATCGAATAGGTCATGTGTTATCTCCTTACGCCTTGCCCACGCCTTGACGGGCGCGGTTAGAGCAGACGAGGTTGCCTTGGAACAGGATCGGAATCACGATTGCGTCTTGGTTGACGCTCTTGAGTTCCGGCATGATTTCCATGTTCGCGTCCTGATGAGCCACCAACTCGATAAAGTCGGTATTCAGGAAGTACATGTGCGAAGCAGGAACACCCGAAGCGGTAGAGTCGAAGAAGACATCAGCAGTCTTGTACTTCATCGAGATCATGCCGCCCTTACCATCATCAGACGGGGCATAACGCTTCAGCGAGGATTGCGAGTTCTCGTAGAAGGCGAAATACACCGGGTCCATAACGATCAGGTCAGGCGTGTCGTTACCCCGAGTCGTCGCCAGCCACAGCGGCAGCATCATCCCGGCTTCAATGGTCGAAGCGGAGACAGTCACCGAGTTATCCGACGCATCACGGACTTGGTTCTGCCAGAAGGTGTAGGTGCTGGAGTCGATACCACCAACCGTACCCGTACCCGCATCAGCCACGATCAACTGAATGCCGCCCATCTGGTTCGCAGCGGAGCCGGTGGAGTACAGATCACCGGACAGGCCGTTAGCCATGGAGCGTTGCGCGTTCTTGATCTTCGCCTTGACGAAGTTAATGATGCGATTCGCGCCAGAGTTGGTGCGGATTTCCAGACCAGAGGCAGCGACGTTGACCGCGACCTGCTTCCAGGCGAATTCGGCCGCAGTGATCACATCCGAGGCAGCGACGTTCAGCACGTCAAAGCCGGAGTACCGCTGATAGGTCGAGTTCGAGGCGTAATCCAGCGGCTGAACAATGGACAGGCCGCCATCTTCCAAGCGGATCTTGCCCTTCTCACTCAGGCGGCGGAACAGCGCGTTGTGATTAGACAACAGTGTTATCGCAGAGGCTCTTTATCCCCTGCTTCACTGGCTTTCGCTCAGTGTTCAGACTATCTCATCATCAGTTGTTTCTTGGCTTGCTTCGTGGCGCTGATTTTTGCGCCGTGCCCTTTAGGCTTGCCAAGTTGAGCCAATCTACGCTTTTCGTTTGCTTCAGGCGTCCAACGATTCCCGGTGGAAGTGCGAGATGCATTAATGCCTCGCCACCGTTCTTCGTCGGTCCAAGAGTTCGCAATGTTCCTCGCGTTATAGAGCTTTCCGAGTTCATCGTAATGGGTTATCCATTTTTGCTCGGCAGCGCAGAATGCCCCACGGTATGGGTATTCCGCCTCCTCTAACGCCCTTATTGCAAACGCCTGCTCACCATACTTATGCCAGTCTTCAGTCATTTTGACTGCATGATGCTTATTGTTTCGGCATAGGCAGCGATGCTCTCGCAATCGCTTGGAAAGCTTGCCTGTCGTCACACCAACATAAACAAATCCGTTGATGATGTTTTCAAGTGCATAGACCGTTGCCATTCGGGATTCCCCTCTCTGGTTGCTACCAACTGATGCCCCGCACTCGTGGCGCTTTACTGTCCGTTCTGGACTCCATGCGCTAGTCGTTGAGCCTTTAACTTGTTCCCAAGTTACTTGGCTGCTGATTGCCCAATTTCAAGCCTTTTCAAGCATTCACGCTTGCCCTCGCGGGCTACGTTGTAGCGGCTCAAACTCTAAGGGGTTTCCAGCAATTCACGGGGTTTTACAACGTCTCAAATCAAACGTTATCCGCAATCTCTTTCGAGTGGTTGCGGTAGGTGGTGCTTACGAGTTCGGTGAACGTCGTAAACAGAGTGCTTTGACCGGGAGAGGCCATAGTGTTTCTCCTATGAGGATTAGAGCGTCATCACGACGCGCTTAGAGCAGTCCGAGTCGTTCGGCTTCAGCTCTAATGGTTTCGTCCATGGTGCCTACAGGACGACGAGCAGGAGACACCCCACGGCGCGGGACATTCACTGCTGCTGCCTGTTTGGCAACCTGAGCCTTTGCGGCGCTCTCTGCCTTCCTCTGGCTCTCGGCAGCGGCTTGCTGTTCGGCAAGCACTTGCGCCCGAATCGTCGGATTGGCGTAGATCGCCTTTTCATAAGCATCCTTGAGGTCTTTAGCTAGACCGGACTGGAGTAGGCCAGCCATGTCCTGCTTGACGCTCTGGAAGTGCTTATTTGCAGGGTCATTGGCGAAACCAGCAATCTCGCTGTTAAGCGCCTGCTGCTCCCGTTGCTGCTCTGCTGCATTACGTTGAAGAATCCACGACTGCATCTGCTGTAGTTGCGTTTGCAGTTGGGACACCTGCGGATCAACATAGGGTTGTTCCGCTTGTTGGATCTCGCCAGGATTGATCCCGTATTCCTGGGCAATCTTGGCAAACATGGCTTGCTTTTGCTGGGGCGATCCATACCGCAAGGCATGATCAGCCACCATCAGGTTATTTACCGCTTTGGCCGGGTGAATCCCAAGGGCCTGGATCGTCGCAGAGAATGGGGCAATGGCTTGCTCCATTTCATGGCCGAATTGGGCTTTAGAGCGGAATTGCTCCAGCCCCTTATGCATCTCATCAGACCGGCGAATAAACGCAGCCTGAACCTCTGGAGCGGCCTTGGCGAAAGCTTCTGCCTCTTCCTTCCGCAGCCCCAACCGCTGAAGCTCAGGAGGAACGCTAACAGGCGTCTCCGGGGGAACTTCAGGTGGAGCTTCTACCGCTTCCGGCTCTTCCTGCTTAGCGGCAAACCGTCCTTTTTCATCACGCAGCCGGTCTGCCTTCTGTTCTGCTGTTTCCTCTGTTACTTCTCCCCTGGACTCAATCTCAGCGAGTGTTTCGCGGATCGTGTCATCCATCGTTTTTTCGGGTACTTCAGGCGTTACAACTTCTTCCTCTGTTGAGAGGTCGAATTCTTCAGACATTGGTAAAGCTCCAAGAAGGATTGGAACGTCATCCCGACGTGCCTAGGTGCCCAATAAAAAAGCCCCATACGGGGCTTCCTGTACCGATTGGGCGACGGTCAGAACTAGACAGACTCGCTAAGTGCGGCCTGTTTCTCAGGAGTGAGGGATTGCCACGCCTGAACTACGGATTTTTCAATCTTTGCGTCCTCGGCCTGCTCTTGGTACTCAGCACGGCGGGCGGCTTCCTTCTGCTCTTGCTCCATTCCTTCCCACGGGCGGCAGTCGTTGCGCTTCAGATCCTCTGTCCGCTCCCGGCGAGAGTTGATCCAGCGGCCACTGATTGGGCTTTGGTACGCAGGGATATCCACCTGCCCATACGGAGCAGAGAGGATTACCTTGGTCGTCTGGAACCCACAGCAGAAGGGCGTAACGTGGCACCGCTCAACCTTGGCATGGTACTCATGTACCCGTCCGCACTCTTCGCACCGAGCCTCGTAAATAGGCATTGCTTCTCCTACGCAACCAACATTAGGATTAATTCATCTTCATCCATCAGGCGTTTCCTGTGCTCTTGGTAAGCCCTCGCCTGATCGATAACCTGCAACATCTGAGCAACCACCGCCGAGAAATTATCCGGCTCAACAGGGAGCGACTTAACCGCTTCGATGATTGCCGGCTTCGGTGCCTCCAAGACAATCTCGGGAGCCTCTTCCGACTCTCCACCTTGGATTCGCTTGTATAGGCGCTCTATCTCCCTGGATAGCGCTTCTTCGTTCTCTTGGTTCTGCGCCCACCGCTTCCTGCGGTTCTCTTCTGCTTGCCGTTCGCGCTTGGCAAGTTCTTTCAGTTGCTTCCTGGACAGCGGTACATCATCGCCACCCGTCTTACCCGATTCCGCGCCAGACCCGCTATGCACGGCAATGGCGATAATCTGCGCGCCAGACCCAACCAGATCCCCGCTCGTTGCGTGACTGGTGTTATGCGTGGCCGCGCCATCAACAACAGACCCAGCGCCTTGCAATACGCCCGAGGACGCATGAACTGCGATATGCGCCGATGCCCCCGAAACAGAAGACCCAGGACCAGCCAGCGCCCCGCTAGTGTCGTGCAGTCCAGCAGAAGAACGAGCAGCAGAACCGCTAACCGAAGATCCTTGCCCAGACAGGCCACCAGACGTAGAAAACGCCCTGAACCTATTAGATGCGCCGACAACACTAGAACCAGAACCCGCCAAAACACCGCTTGTCGCATGAACTGCAACATGCGCAGCAGTTCCG